CCATTTCTAGTATAACTGCTGTATCTGGTATTCCGGGAATTTTACGTTCTAATACATCGTCAATGCTTTTATTGCGCAATGTTTTCATTTTGGTTTTAGCATTGCTCCGAGCTGATGTTTTAAAAACAATTGTTACATCGTCTTTATAGTATGGGCTAGACATTATTTTTTCATTTTAATAGGTTGAAACTCTTCTGGAATAGACCCGCAATCATCACATCGAAACACAGGAACCGGAACCATCGTATCTTTATCTCCACCTGTTAGAAATTTTGATACTTTGTTAATTGCCATTACTTGACGAAAATACATTCCATCACATTCTTTGCATTGAATTGGCTGCATATCGTTTGGGCCAATATTAACATTTAATTTACTCATATTTCTCCTAAAATTTGCACGAACATGGCCATAATGTTGATTTCATGATCTACCACATGAGCATCTTTGTACTGAGCTTCTGCAATAATTAAAATGCATGGTGCTACATGTCCATGGGCGAACTCATCTAAATTGTCATACAGAAATGTATATAATGCTGTAAAATCTCGTACTTTACTATCTGCAATAATTTGCCGTATTTTTGTAAATGCAGCTTTTTTATCTTTAGCATTTCTTAAAATATCTAGTATTTCAGTCATATAATTTGCTTGTATCGCACTTGCTTTATCTAGTTGCAACTTATTATTAACAACCGATGCTTGTGCTGCATTGATTGCACGACGAATATCCGGATATGATGCATTAATTATTGCAGCAACATCTTTAATATCAAATTGAATTTGCTTTTCTTCTAATACTTGCACAAGCCGCTTTGCTACATCTGTTTTATTCGGAGGAGTAATTGCAAATGTTTGACAACGAGATTGTATTGGATCAATAATCTTTTCTACATAATTACATGTTAAAATGAATCTAGTTGTTTTGCTATACGTTTCCATTAGATTACGTAATGCTGCTTGAGCATTAGGAGTAAGATAATCAGCTTCATCCAAAATAATGATTTTCCAACGACGAAATCCTACTGTCGATGCATATCTTTTAATTTTATCTCGTACAGCATCTACTGAGTTTTCATCAGATGCATTTATATACATAACATCGGCATCCACACTACCTGCAATAATTTTTGCGAGCGTGGTCTTCCCGGTACCCGCGGTACCATAGAATAATAAGTGAGGAACATCACCATTATTAATAAAGATGCGTACTTTTTCAATGATATGTTCATTGCCTATGTATCCTTCTAATGTGTCGGGTCTAAATGATTCAACCCATAGTGTATTTTCTTGTGTATTAAACATAATATAATTATTTGCCCCCAGTAGATCCGAATCCTTTTTCTCCACGTTTAGTTCCAGTTAATGCCGATACCGGATGCCATTGTATTTGTTCTACTTTACACAGAACCATTTGTGCTATACGATCTCCGGCATTGAAGATTATGGAATGCGGACCATGATTAATTAAAATAACTTTTATTTCTCCCCGATAATCAGAATCAATTGTTCCTGGTGAATTTAAAACAGTAATTCCATGTTTTAATGCTAATCCACTTCTAGGTCTTATTTGCAATTCATATCCGTGTGGTATTTCTACAAATAGTCCGGTGTCAACTAAACATCTACCTCCAGAATCAATAGCAACATCTACACTACATCGGATATCTAAACCAGCGCTACCCGGGGTTTCATATTCGGGTAGCATATTGTTTGATTTATTTACTACAGATACTATCATAATTAATTTTGTAACATTACAAGCCAATATGTAGATTCAAAGTCAGGCCCAGTAAAATTGATTCGTGCCAATCCTTCTGGAGATACATGTAATTCTCCGGAGTCTCCTCTATTTGCAGTTAACACTTCTTTAAGTTTATCTGCTGAAAAACATACCGGTTCCATATTAGAAACTGCAGTCGGGCCAACTTCAAATGAAATATTATCTGCATTAACCGTTGTGTAATTAATAATAAATTTAATCTGATTGTTTACTACTTGAACTGCAAAATTCTTAGCATCTGGCAACGCATTCTTTGCTTTGATAAATTTACTGATAAATTCTTCGTTTACGGGAATTGTTATCTGATAATCTGGTTCTGCATTAATTGTTGGTACCGTAGGAATAACTGTCGTGTCTGCTAACATGAATGTTGCTTGAGTGGTTCCTTCTGAAATTTTCATTGCATAATTTTTTCCTGCAGCATCCTTTACTTCAATTGAAATATTTTCTCCTAATGCACCGAGCATTTTAATTAATGCTCCGGTATGATTGATACCTAACATTCCAGACATAAATGGATTAGTATTCCATTTAATTTTACCAACGATTGTTTGATCCATATCAATTAATTCACAACTGATTGAATCATTTGATTCTTTTAATGTAACTGCCTCGCAATTTCCTGCTAAGTAATAACGATTAATAAACGATTGTAATTTGCTTTTTTCCATTATTTATCCAAATTTAAAATGTAAAGAATTTATTAAAATTTTCTGCATCGGTAGTTGATATACTACTTCCGCCGAATTTTTTATATGTTTTAATGTATTTTTCGTATACCTGCGGAGCTTCATCCGGATTGGCAAACATTTCATGTAATGATAAAATTACATCATATAAATCTTTAGGCACTACTGTTTCTAATAATTCTACATGACTGTCAACTAATCGATTAATCTCATTCGCTGCTTGTACATACAAATGTGTATTGTGAACAACCATCCTAGGCATAGCTTCTTGTGAATATCGATCTAATCCGGTGGATGTTTGTCCTCCTAAATAGTCATATGTAAAATCTTCACACGCAGGACATCCTAATACACATGGAACATGTTGAGTTAAATCGATTGCAACTTCTCCGGTTTTACCTTGACGAATATGTGCTTGTCTGCGATATTCAGCATTTTTAGGAAAATATAATTCTGAGAATGTTTGTGTTTTGTAATTTGTAGAATGCAAATATGTTCCAAATACCGGATATTGTCCTGGCGAACTTGAATCTGTTGTTATATAAATTCTATTACCAGTTAATTCATTCATTAGTTTCTGTAACGTTGACAGAATAAAGAAATCTGAAATCTTACTAATTCCTAATAAGTGAACATATTCTAAACGTTTATTTTCAAATTCTCGTTCTTTCAACATCAAAGATATAGCAAACATGAAATCCACTAATTTTTGAGGACCTCCAATCGCCCATCCTTGAAAATCAAAATGCTTAAATTTATGATACCACCATGTATACTCATCGGTATTCGATCCTTGCAACATGTTTAAGAATTTAGTTTTTCCACTCTGATTTTTTTCAAACCAAGCAAAATTATCATAACTAATATCTGCACATTCTGCAAATTTATTTTTATATTTAGTCTTTGGTGGAATATCTAAATTAGCAGCTACATCTGAATTTGCTTCTAACCAATGAAAGATTTTTTCTCGTAATGCATTACTATACGGTAATGCTCCGGTTGCTATCTGATAGCCTCCAGAGTCACCAAATACTAGTACATCTTTTTCTAATCCTAGTTGATCACGAAAATCCATTTTCTTGTAATGATGTCCGGCCGTAACCAAAAAATATGGATGCCTCCATTCTTTTGGATAACGTGAATCGAAAAACTTTACAGGATCTCCATTTGAAAATTTCATATCTTTCTTAAATGCAGATACCATTGATCCTGCAGATAATGAAGGAAAGTATATGAACTTTTTATTTTCTTCCATCGTATTCCTTTAGTTTATTAATTAATTTAATTGCTGAAAAATAATTAGTATGCAATTTATCTACTAATTTTTCAATTTGTTTAGATAAATCCATCTTCTCGTATTTTAAAATTGTATTTACTGCATCATCAACGCTGTTTGCATGTTTAAACATTGGATCATACATTTCTACATATGATAATCTAGTAGGTACAATTGGACAAGCCCCTGCGCAGGCTGATTCATACATTGAAATGCCCAATGTTTCTTGTTCTGCAAATGATACTGCAAATCGTGCACGTTGAAGTAATTCATGATATTGTCGTTTATTTAAGTTCATTTCCATTGCTACACAAAATCGATAGTGTGATAATTCAGGTCTACTTGCAAGTTTTTGAAATAAATCTAAACGCTTTTCTGGTGCAATTCGATGTGGAAATACAATAATATCTTGTTTTTGATTCCAAGGTCTAGCTGTAATCATATCACGTGTATATTCCATTGGCCAGCCCGTTTTATTAAACGTTTGATTTAAAAATATATCATATGTTTTACGCATTAAATTAAAATGTGCTGCCGTTGCTAGCCAATTATGATCATATGATGCAATCATTGCTTGTTCAGCGTGTCGTATCCAGGGCTTATCTCCTACGAGACGACCTAAAAAATCATTTGGATCATATGAACCCGCGTGCCATAGTCCATGCATTACAACGGGAATATTTAGAAGTTCGCTCATATATTTTACATTGATAACGCCTGGATGCCATGCATCTGTAAAAATAATATGGTCTCCTGGTTTGATAAGCCCACGCGTAAACAATTCTGCTAACTTATGTACTTGTGTTGCTTTATACATATTAGTACCACCGAAATTTAAAAAAGCTCCGGGGGTCGTTGCTTCTGGGATTGTTAAATCTCCCTCTACAACTACAACATCAAACCCGTTATCTCGTAATAATTTTGGAATATGTGTCTTCCACTCACAAGTATACCGTGTTGGTACTGATTCTATGTCTACTAAAAATATCTTCATCTTATCTTTCAATGATTGCACCATTCTCCCAATCTTCAAATACTTCTACTTTGTATAATTCTGGAAACTGATCTAATAACCATTCACCAATAGCTTCACAAGACATTGATCCAAATTCTAATACATTGGTAACATCTTTTTCAAAATATAATTGAAGACATCTTTTTATTTCACGATTCAATAAAATAAATTCTTTATCTCGGTCCGTATGTGTTACTGTTGCATAACAACGAAATCCGAACATATGTCTGTGTCTATCCGATAAGAATGCTACTTCTGGAAAAATATCTTTGGCAGAAGGCCAATTATGAAATCCTTCGATACTAAATGTTACTACTACGCTGTACTTCATCTGAAATTAACTGTTTATATTTTGTTGTCGACCATCCGTGAAATCTATCAATATAATGAATAGGAATTCTTAATTCTGCACCGGTAAAGTCTGCAAATCGATAATCATCGCCTAAAAATCTAACATCCGGTTCAATTGATTGTAATAAGAATGTTAATTCAGCTTCTGTATTATAAGTCATTACTATGCATCCTTTAACAAGATACGTTAACATCTCGCGGCGTTCATATGTTGACAATACCGGTTTTAACTTTGTCGGACGCTCAATTGTTGGATCTTCATGCAATAAAATTATCAATTGATCGCAATTTTTTTCACATTCTTTAAACATGTAAATATAACCTGGATGTATTACATCAAAATTACCTGCTATAACTCCTATTTTCATTGTCTGTCAAATTTATAATCATCAGGTGTTACTTGTTGCATATTGTGCACAGTTGTACAATACAATGAATAATCTGCATACACAACTTTTATGCTGTCTGTCTTTTTTAATAATTCAGCATCTTTGCAATCTAACATTAATAAGATGTGTGCACGAATTCTAATCATTGGAGGTATTTTTTCTAACATACCCGGAGTAACTTCGATTGTTACGAAGCTAGTATCAGATATCATTTTAAATACCATATCCCATTTATTATGTTCAATTAATTGTGCCGTAGCACCTGAACAAAAATAAACATGAGCAATTTTTCCTTGTACAATTTTATCAAGTGCTTTGATATCTGCAATAAATAATGTTTCGATGTCGGTAAAACGACCTTCTACTTCTTTACCATACCAATGAGTTCTATAACCAATCATACCTTATTATAATAAAATAATTACTACTTTCCAAATGTAAAAAATTTATTTGCATTATTATTTTCTGGTAATTGACCCCATCCCATTGCTGAATAAAAATCGTCAAATTTATTACTTAGATCTGATGTAAACATTTTATTTCTATCAATATATTGTTCTACAAATGCAACTATCTCCGGGGGATCTTGATATCCTCGTAATGCAATTGTATTGAATCCATATGGATTATTAAGCAAGTAGCCCCATTTAATTTTTTCACCGTCAGATATAGGCAATATATCAGTATCTAATCGTGTTAACATATCATTGAAATTGATAGCGGATTTAACATGTGCCGTAGATCCTTTTATATATCCCGTAAATGGTTTTCGTCCTTTTATATATTTAGATAATTCTTTAACACTTGAATTCTTCATAATATTCAATATTTCTGATTTCTTAATATTACTTTTGAAATCATGTATCAATGTAGATGTTTCTTGTTTGTCTCTTCCTTTGAGAATATACCAAAGTGTTTCTTTCATTATCTTTTTGAAATCCGTAGGAAAACTTGACCTAACAACATCTAATCCCTTTACATCTAATTTATCTGTAGGTTTGCCTTCTCTAAATATAACCCATTGAGCATATCTCTTTTTTGCAATCCACAAACCTGATTTTGCAATGTATTCTTGCTTGATTTGGAATCGATGTTTATCGGTATTATGAAATACTTTAGCATACTGATTATACATGGTATTAACAGTGCCTTGAATTTCAGATGCAATTGCATTCGTTTGTTCAATCATAAACTGTTCATCTTCAGTATTGCACCCCGGAAAACGTTTTGTAATTAATGGTTCGCTACTACAAAAAGTTGAATCTGTATCTGTATAAAATGCAAATTCTGCTTTATCTCCACTTGCATTAATAAAATGGTCAATGCCTAATTCTTTTTGATATTGATTGTTAATAACACGACCAGAAAATTTAATTATACTTTGGCCAACAGCTGTAATTGCGCCTGCATTATCTAAATCATGAAATCGAAATGTTTTTAATCCTAAAACACCATAGAATGAATTGAGCAATACTTTTTGTGTTAACTGCAGAGCATCATAAAATTTATATTCTTCAGTTCCAACTTCATAAGTATCTCGTTTGTCTTTGAATATTACCCGTTCGTCAAACCATTTTTCTAGAATTGTTGGCAAGAACCCTCGTTGATCATTTCTATAAACAGTGCCATTGCTAGCAATACTATAATTATTTTCAACTAACCAAGATTTGATATCTGCAATTGACTGTCCGTTTATTATTGCGTGAGTTGGTTCATCTCGCATCATGCATTCTTGATTCCAATTCGATATAACACCGATTTTAGTTTCAGGAGAAATATTCAGTGTCATAATGATGCTAGGATATAGTGATGTTAAATCTAAGTCATAGATCCATTTATATAAACCAGGTACTGGTGCTTTGACATATGCACCTTCTAACGCATCAGACATTGTTTCTTCTTCAATAAATCTAAATTGTTTATTGGGAGCTACAAAACCATTACGTTTTAAATCTACTATTGCAGCACCATCTAGATATTTAGATGCATAATATACATCTTCATATGGAACGTGACCTTTATGGCAAATCGTTCGTGCTAAACTTAACATCTGAAGTTTTTCATCTAATTCATAAACTAGATCAACGTCTGTCATGTTATAATAAGCAAACTTGTGAATGTCTTGAGTAAACAATGTATCTAAATCACCATCATATTCAACTTTACCTCTGCCTAATTCTGTTTTAGCAACCGTATCTAATCGATAATTTGGTAATTCTGTATATGTAAAGTTTTTATACAATTTTAAATAATCTAAACTAGATACACCTAATATTTTCCATTTGCCTGATTTACTTTGTTCAACAATACCTGCAGGTGATAGTTTTTTAACAGTTTGTGCACCTAATACTTTTTTACATCGACCAATTAAATACGGAACATCATATCCATCAGTATTCCAACCAGTAATTACTGTAGGCTGTATTTCAGCAAATTTATTTATGAATCTAGTTAATAAATCTCGCTCATCTCGAAATATTTCTAATGTATATCCATCACCTTGTATCTCTTGGTCTTTAATTCTATTCTGTTCATCTAAAATTAAAACTCGTCGATCTTTGCCGGCTTTATCATAATATGCAATTGAAGTAATTGCAGTTCGTACATCATCGATGGTACTATATCCATTTTCATCTTTTGCCGTTTCAATATCAAAAAAGAAATCGCGATGTCCTTTAGATGGTTCATCTGATTCATAATACAAATCGATTAATGTCCGGACTTCTTCATTTAAATCAGATTCATATGATTTAGGATTATCGCGATGATTACCCAGAACTTTATCTAATTTAGTTCCATCTAATGATTGATATTGTCCGGTTGGGTTTGGTAAATATCCGTATGGCTGAAATGGAAATTTTTGATGTCCTAATTCATCATCCCATACGTGCATTATTCCATTTTTCTTATCGTACCCGATTGCTTGATATGCCATAGTTTAATTAATTTTATATATGTCTCGTAATTCTCGTTTGATTCCGTTATCATCTAATCCGTAACCAACCACCCATTCATCTCCAATTTCAAATCCATAAAGATCGGGGTTCATTGGACTAGATTTTCTTTTTAATAACGTGACAACTTTTACTTCTAGAGCTATTTTGCTAGATATCATATGCAATGCTTCTATTATGGTTGCACCGGTATCTAAAATATCATCAACAATATAAACTCGCTTTCCTTTGAGTTCTAATTCTAAATCCTTGATAATGTGTACGCCACCTGAATTATCTTGTCCGTCATATGATTTCAAACGAATAAAATCTATTTCACAATCGATTGACATATATCTTGTTAAATCAGAAAAGAAATGTAATGCACCATTCAATACACATATCATTACCGGAGGCAATATATTGCCGGATTGAATGTGGTCATTTGAAATTTCTTGAGCTAATTCTGATACTCGATGTTGTATATGATTAAATTCTAATATTTTTTCCATAATCTATAAATGCCATATAAATTAATACAAATTATAACAAAACTTAAAAACATATGGCTGATGTTATATATAAAAATATCATATACGATCCAACCAATATCTCCAATAATCCAAGAGATCATGGCAGTTTTAGTTAAGCCATTGGCGTTGGTAATATATCCTAACAATACCAACGCCGTGCTAATCCATCCGATAGATTCTATCATTGAGCAATATTTATCATTGCAATTTCTGACTCTCTAAGTAGAATATATTCTTCGCCTTCAATTGTCAGTTTTTTCTGTGATCCAATATTACCGTTATACACTTTAATTTGCATACCCGGCTTTGTTGTCATCGGGATTCGATCACCTGTTTGTGTAAATAATCCATCGCCAGTTGCAATAACATCACACGTTACATAATCATCCATTCCGGTCATTACAATAATACCGCTTGCCGTTTTTTCTTGTTTTTCTTGCTGTTTAACAAGAACTTGATCTCCAATTGGTTTCCAATTCATAACTTATTCCTTTTATTTATTATACAAATTTATTACTGCATCTGCGCTTATTGCAGTACCTACTAATCGTCCGGATTCCATACCATTGTTAATTACCAACAATGTAGGTACATTTCGTACATTGTATTTTCTACATGTATCTGGACTGATATCAGCATCAATAAACGTAATTGACATTTTAGATTGTAGTTGCTGTATTTGTGGTTTTATCATTTTGCATGGACCACACCATTCTGCTGAAAAATATAATACTTGTTTCATTTTGTTAAAATATAATTAATTTGGTAATCTCCGAATGTCGTTGTAACGGCCCAATTCATTGTTCTGCCTGTTGTTTTTTCTCTAATTCATCTAACAACATATGATATGCTTCATTTACCCCACTAATACCATGGTATACATTTAAGTCATGAACTTGTTGTTGAGATATTACCGATGATATAAGTACATTGTCTTCAGCATCTAAAATTTGAATCTTTATTTCAAGATTTTGGTCTTGTAATCGTTCCATATTTACTTTATTTAATTTTAGTTTACACGCCCCTCTTTGTGTCCCAGGCTACGATGTGGTCTCTGCCTGTCATGTTGTATCCATGTTCAGCACACATTTCAAATACAACCGGATACATTTTAATCAATTCTTCTCGGGTATCACCAGCTGGCATTATGTATGTTTTATCCTTTGGAATATTATGTTGAATCCTAAACAATTCAATTTCTTGTAGATTCTCTTCAGTACCATCCCAGACTGGTTTATAGTGATAATCTGCATGATATGCAATCATTTTATCTATCGCTTCATGATTGAGACGGAATTTATTGTGTTGTTTAACCATCTTTTCATCTGTAATCGTCCCTTGCGGCGTAGCAACGCCCACAACGGGTACACTATTGGCAAACTTAGGACTAAGAGAAAGGAGGCCAATAGGGTAATCAGTTTCAATATAATGAGAACCTTCAGTTTCAATAGTAATAAGAATATCTCTTTCATGTGCAAAATGTGTCAATTCATTAACTAGTGCCGGATGCATTGTTGGTGATCCTCCAGTTAACATCATTTCTTTAATATGTGAATTTTCGTCGTAAATTTTAATAATATCATTAAATGTAAAAGTACCTTTTTCTGGATGTATTGAACTGTACCAGCTATCGCACCACCCGCCCTCACCAAAGTAACATCGATGTGTGCACCCGGTTGTGCGAATAGCTATTGTCGGCCGACCGAATCTAGATCCTTCGGATTGAACGCATCGATATAATTCGATAATTGGCAATGTTTTGCCGTAATCTGTAATTCTTCCTGGTTTCATAAATTCCTTAAAATGGTAGGTCGTCATCGATTGACTCAACACTATTGGTAACATTGGGTTCTAGTTTAGAAATTAATTGATCAAACTTTGTCTTCAATTCAACTAATTGTGAATACACATCTTCGATAGATATATTAGTATGTGTAGTTTCTACACCAAAATATTCATCTAAAAACGACTTAGGATATGTTGCTACTCGATTGTATTCTGGTCTTGATAAGTCCGGCGGTAAATCTTGATATATAACGTGAATGTTTTTTTCCTTTGCAGCTTCATACACCTTTTGACCTAATCCGGATTCGCGAGATGCTTTACCACTGTAATCATACAGGGACATGTATTGATCATTACTCTTCATGGTTTAGTTATTTGGTTTAACCGTTATTGTATATTTTCTAGTATAACTAGAATCCTCGTTTTTTACTAACACACCTAGTACTGGTATAAATTCGTTAGGATCAAACATAATTGGTGTAACAACAACACTTAGATTGGAGTTTTCTAAAGCAATTTTAATTTGTTGAGTTATTGCCATCTCATTAACTTCTACTTTCATTTGGTCTTTATTATTGTTCATTACTCTTCATATATACTTGAATTATTATCGTTTTCGAAACATTCTACTTTGATGCATTTGCAACGACCTGCATCTGTCTTTGACAATACTTCATTGAATTTGTCATAAACCAATTTAGCACATGATTCAGCACCCATCTTTTCTAAGAAGTGCACTTTTGCTAAACCGGATACTTGAAGCATCTCAAACATATCTCGATATGGATCATCTGCTTGAATAAGTGTAGTATGATCCCACATATGGTTCATCCAATCTTTTAATCCATTACCTTGCGGCGGAGTCTTAAAACCACCATAATCAACAATCCAATTCATATCGTCTAGTTGATTTTCAATATCAGGTTCATTGGATGCAAACCAAACTTTAAATTTTAAAGCATATCCATGTAACAATTGACAATGTGAATGTTGAGCTTTCCATTGTCGTATTGCTATTGAATAGTTTTCAAATAATTTAGTTGAAATATATCTTGCCATATTAATAACCTTTTACAAATTCATAAAACTCTGCTCGGGTAGCATCATCATCTCTAAAGGCACCAGTTAGCTTGGATGTCTTCATTGAAGCACCACCATGTTTAACGCCTCTACATTGCACACAATTATGTGTTGCTTCAATCATAACAGCTACACCTTTATTATCATTAATAATAGTATTAATAGCATTATGAATTGCGACTGTTAATTGTTCTTGTATTGCACCTCTTCGACCAAAATGTTCTACTAACCGATTTAATTTTGATAATCCAATTACTTTGCTATCTATACCCGGAATATATGCAACATGAACTCGACCCATAATGGTCTGGTGATGATGTGAGCACATTGACGTTAATGGAATACCTCCTTCAAACACAATACCATCATATCCATCACTAGGAAATGCAGTAATATCAGGAGTACCATCGTATCTACCTGCCCATAAGTCATTTACATATGCTTTTGCAACTCTGCGAGGAGTATCTGAACTATTCGGATCATTTCTCCAATCGCACTTAAGGGCATCTAAAAACTGACCAAATGCATCTGCAGCTTCTGCAATCATTTTATCTTTTTCTTGTCTCGTAAATGGTGCACCAGGAGCAGAACCATTTGCATAACCTAGTTTAACCAATTCTAAATTTTTTCTATGTGTATCTGTCATAACTTGATTTATTAATTATAATATAGAATATTTTATTGGGCTTTCAAAGTTTTTTCACCTTTTTCATGTTGTGGATCATATGGACAGTGTCGACAGACGTTTCCACAGCATGAACCTCGTCGTTTATGATATGATTCGGTCATTACACGATATCCAGTTTCATCGTCATAATAAAAGTCTGTTGGAAGGAGCTTGTTTCCAAACTCCCTCACAAACAGCTGTTGTATCCAATCTTTTGATGCTGATTGTATCATGTTATTAATCCATATTTTTTAAGCGTGTTGTATGAAATGCCTTTATTTTTTGGTATTATATTTTTTGATTTTGCTTGTTGTACATATAATTGTAAATTTGAAAATAACGTTTCTTTATTAATATTAAATTCTAAAAGCAATAAATCGATATAATTGCATAACATAACAGTATAATAAGAACTCCCATCTTTTCCTTTATTCCATGGAATCCTACCTTGAGTTGCGTTACTTATTTTTTCTCGAGTTTGTTTCGAATGAACTTTTCCATACATCCCATTTAATTTTCCTGATGTAGATTTACTCATTTTATTTCGATATTCTTCTGTAATATAACTTAAATTTTTATTTTGATATGATTTATATAAAGATTCTTGATGTTCTTTAGTTCTGATATAATTCTTAAGCGCTAAAGAAATCTTTTGTTTTGTTTCAGTTGAATGACCTTTACATCCTTGAGCCTTTCTAGATGCATCTGTGTAGATGCCTTGCGTATCAATTTTTACATTGTATCCAATTAATTTATCAATTGAATTTAGTTTATTAATCCAGTATAATTCTCGTTCATTTAATTCTTGTTGTGTATTACATACTTCTAACGTTTCGCGCGAGAAATTTTTACGGCCATACTTTTTTATTGATTTTTTTATATAAGTACCACTTCCTAAATAACGTTTATTATCTGGATGTTTTGTTTGTCCTATATAAATTTTTCCATTTTTTAAGTTTGTAGTTTTATAAATAATCATGAATTAATCTCCAATTGGTTCGTAATATTAGTTGTTTAGTCAAATATAAATATAAACAACTAATAAAAGTCGGGACTTGAAGATAAAGAGTGACTAAACAACTTACCAACAAACTATCCCGACTTTAAAAAATTAAATTAATTCGCAATTTCCACCACTGCAGGCTAAGTTTTCACTCAATTCCGTATTATCTTCTAATTCAATAACTTGTGATAAGTCTAT